CGTAGATAGCTCCCATGTCCTGATCACTAAACCCTGCTTGTGATAAGGTTTTGGACATTTTCTTTAGATCGTCGTTCATTTTATTCTCGTCAAGCCATTCGGGGACTACCTCTTTCCACTTCGCCCGCTCGGCCTGCATTAATTGCTCTTGTTTTTGTTTGAACTCTTTTTCAAGCTTTTCCTTGTGACCCTTAACCTTGCTTAACTTATTGTCGAACTTAGTCCTCTGCCTGTAGTATTCCTCCGGGTCAGACTCTTGAAGCTCCTTCATTTCATCAGAATCCAAATACTGCGCTTCCCCGTAGAGAAGAGACTCGATTTCCTGAAGTTGAGACGCAATCTCCGCCTCTTTAGCTTCTAAAGCCTTACGTTTTTCCGCGACTTCTGTAGTTTTCTTGCGATAATCTGCCTCCATCATTAACCCCTTAGGGATTAAATCAAGATCCACACCATCCGTAAGAACCTCAAACTCAACATCGCGGTCATTAAGTTTCGCTTTCACTCGTCGAGATTCTGCTTGCGTGTCGCTCTTTGGCGTTTCCGCTTCCTCTGTCTTAGCTTCTACAGGCGCTTCCGCCTTTGCTTCGGTTGGCTCATTGGCTCCGAGAAATGACCGTAAACGGTCGTGTATGGCTCCCTGGGGGTTGGCCATGAAACTCTCCTTAGCGAATCATTCGCTTAATGTTAAAATCTATTTCGTTAATTTTACCGTCATTTAACCTGCTGCGCAAAATACGCTCGAAAGCATCCGCAGCTCTTAGCATGTAATACATATCCTCTCTTAGATCTTGTTGTTCGTGAGAACTCCTTTTAATGTTGTCATAACAAGCCTTTCTTAAGTCATCCATCGCCGACCTGAACGTCTGGTCTTCTAGTAATGCCTTGGCTTTTTCCGCTTTCAAATTAAACTCCCTGGGACATCCTTCTGACTATCCGCTTCTATCTTAGTAAGTTCCACCGCTATCTTATCATCATGCTGGGTCTGTTCTTGCTGGGCCTTAAGTAGGTCAAACTGGGCCTTGGTTTGGATCTTAAGTATCTCTCGTTCAGTAGTAGCCTGTTGTTTTATTTGCTCGGCCTCTGCCAACATGTTCTGACTCTGTGCCTGTAAAGCCTGGTTTTCTCTCGTTAATTTCTCAATCTCTGCGATTAGTAATTGTTGCGGCACCTCTGGGTCATTAAAGAATAACTCGGGCTCCTTAAGTCCTACCTCCTTAATTAAGCGAGAATAGGCGTTGTAAAGTTTCTTCATATCTACAATAGGAGCACCCAACTGGATTAGCTCTTTCATTTGTTGGATAAGAAACGAAATATTGCCTATTTTCTCTTGTCTATCTCCTGATCCTATCCCTACGTCAATTGAGCAATTGGTTTTGTACTTCCATTGGGTAGGGTCAATTTGTCGAGTCTCCCCATAAAGCCTTATTTGTACGGCTTCATCCTGGTACTTGCTAGCCAATGCCGCGATTTTTTCGAATATGTGCTTGACCGCAGTGTCCGCAGCTATCCGCGCTATAAGCTCTATTCTTTGTTGTGCTGAGTCTCTTTGACCTGCGAATGCCGTGGCCGTTTTATTAAGGATCTCTGTGTCTACACCTTGAGAGTATCTTGTAACCCCTGTTCGAACCTCTCGCATAGTGTCCGTGTATTCGATGGATTGTAGAATCTGAGGTGTTTGGTTATCTGTGGGAAGAGGCATGACTGAGTCACCAATCGGACCCATTCCGTCAATCCTAACAACACCACCCGGCCTAGGTGTTAAGAGGTCGTCTAGCTCTACCCGCTCATTGACCACCATTCGATTGAAGTTAGTCGCGTAAATGTTATTAAGCATCTGTCTTAAGAGGTTAGACTTTAAATACTGAATGTCTGCTACTTGATCCGCTGGACAAGTCCCTATCGCCTTGTGTGGCATCCTAACCGGGACCAAAACACAGAAAGGATGAGAGTCGACCCTTTGCTTATCTAATACCTTTCCGTTAGCGTAGAAGACCTGCCATAACTCTGAGATCCCGTCTCCGTCGGCGTCCATTTTTACATAATATTCCCCGAGGTAAATAATGTCTTTAGAACGGTCATTAGTGGGGTTAGTGTCATAGTCCTCTTCTAGGTCGTAATTTCTCGCAAGCTTGACCTCGTTGTCTAGGTCGTCGTCCTTGCCTAGAGTATCAACTACTGACTTATCAAAACCCATCTCCAGAAGCTCTGAACGCGTTCTAGGGGTTCTTTGTCCTATGAATGGAGGGTCTATAAAGTCTCTAGCTCTACGGGCCACCAGAAGCTCATCAGGAGGCACGTTCTCTATTGCTGGCCTTCCTGTGGACTCTATCCATTCTCCCTCGATATCCGTAAGACCCTCTTTGTTCTTCCGGGCCTTATTCACTCTAAACTTGGGCTCTGCCTTTAAAGCCATAACCTCTAGCTCATCGAGGTTCTTATATTCGTCTGCGGTCACTTCTTCGGAGTCATCCCAAAATACCTTAACCACTCCGGTGTATTGAAGAAGAGCATCTTTAAACATGTCATGCAGGATAACATCCCCGTCATGTTGGTTTGAAAATACCCACTGACAATACTCGGTTTTATCCTCTGCTTGTTGTTCGTATCTCTCATCAGTCGCGGTGAACTTGGCAATGTACTTGCCCTGGGTAAAAATCCTCATTAACTGAGGTAGCATGGTCTCCACCACATCTGAAACGTCACTAGTAACCATCTGTGACATTCCCTCGACTTCATCTCCAAAGGGTCTTTGGTTGTAGTAGTCAAGCAGAGTCGCTCGGTTCGATTGGATTTTCGACCCTTCCCCGAGATACCCTAGAGCCATTCTTTCCTCGGCCCCTACCACCTGTGCTATTTCGTTGTCTGAGATCATCGACAATCGCCCTTAGTTCGTCTAATTCTTTTCGTAGTTGTCTAATTTGTAATGATGTTCTTATATCCATCACGCCATACCTATTCTTGGCTGTTTGAATTCTTTCTTAGCTTTGGGCTCTTCGTATGCTATTGCCGCAAGTCCGAAGGCATCCGCGCTGTGTGAGCTCCAATCGTGCTCCGGGCCTAGTCCTATATTCCTGTTAGGGTCTCTTTTCTCGTGATACCAGCCTAGAGCCTCGATACCCCCTTGGCATTTATGATCAAACCACATTTTAAGAAATAAGTTTCTAGCCTGTTCTATCCGTGCCTTGGCTGCTCCCTTCCCTTGGTTCTTGACCACTTCCACCTTATAACCCGCGTTTTCAAAAGCCTTACGGTAATTTATATCTAAAACTTTATCGTTAGTCTCTCCGTCATGGGGTAGCCAAATCTTAACCCTGTCTGGTGTGTAGTCTTGTGACCTCAACCAATTAATATGAGCCCCTATGGGTTGGCCTTGTGATTCGTAGTGATTAATGAAGTTTATTTTCAATCCCTGGAATTGTGCCGCCCAGAATACGAAGTTATCACTCTTGGCCCCAGTTCCGCCTATATCCGCGTAGAGCCTTACTATGAGTAATGGGTCTTCTGGAACGTCTGTTATCCTTCCCTGACTCTTAGCCTTGGCTAAATGTTTGGCAAAGTAGGCACCACTTGAGACTGTGACATAACCCCCCTCCCAGATATGCTCATATTGGTCTGGCTCGTTATTTAATGCGTCTTTTCTCTCTTGCTCTAGGACTTCTGGAAACCATGGGTTGTCTGACCAGTTGGCTTTTATGACTATGGAATTAGTCGGGGGTGTTTGTTGCCTGAAAAGTATGTCAACTGGGTCTGTCTTTAGCCTTGGATTCCATGAGAACCAAATCTCTGACCCTTCGCTTCTTATAGTAGGCCTTAAAAGCCTGAGACTTGTCTCGCTTAGACTTTGGGCCTCTTCTACCCATGCGACCTTGAAACCCTCTAGAGACTTGATACTTTCCGCAGTATGGTCCTGCATACCCTGAAAGATTATCAACCCGCCACCTGGTCCTAATATCCTGTCGTTTAATACCAGAAATTTATTGCCTGCCCCTAGTGAATGTATTTTGTCTTCTAATAGCTTCTTAGCAGACTCTTTAAGTGTCTTTTGGACCTCTCGAATACATACGCACCTAGACCCAGGTTCAGTTAAACACTTTAGAATCATTAGCTCTGCAAAGACATGACTTTTACCTGATCCCCTACCGCCCCAGCAAGCTTTATACCTTGATGGTTTTAGTAGCTCCTTGAATGTCTGCGCTATTTCCATTTCCAACTATTTTCACCTCTATTACTTGCGCTTCCTTTTCTCCCTCGTCATTCACTTCGATTGCTTTTCTTTGTGAATAACAATACTTAGCTAGTTCCTTGTAGGTGTTTATCGCTGTTGGATAGTCACCTTGGCCCTCTGCTACTTTTGCTAACCTAACCAACTCTTTTAATGGCTCGCATTGCTCTTGTATTATCTCCGCCGCTTTCTGAGACGTTTTGTTGGGCGTTCCCTTTTTCCTTCCGCCTCGTCTCTCTCCTGGTTTTGATCCTCCACCTGGCATTCTATTACCCCTGGCTACCTTAGCCACTAGCTCCCCGAAGGGTTGGCTATAATGAAATGTCGTTTTATGTTGTCCATGAGTTACCGTTATTTCCTTGAACTGTCCAAATTGTATTCGAATTGGTTTGGTTAGTCCAAGTGTCTGTATTTTCTGTTTGAACAGCCCATGTGCCCGTTGTTGTTTGTGTTACCCATGAGTCTATTGAATTAGGCTTAACTGTCCATACTGTAGAGTCGTTGCTTGCTCCTGACCAGACTCCTGCGTTATTCGCTTGTGTCGTCCAAATATTTGTATTATTTGCCTGGACTGACCACGAATCACTGTTTGCTGCCTGAACTGCCCATGAATTAAGATTGTTTGCTTGTGAGGCCCATGTGCTAAGATCATTTTCTTGCACTGACCAAATATTGGAGTCTTCACCAAAGTAATTAGCCCCCCAATAGTTTAAGCCCCAATAATTTAATCTAAAGTATTTCATGTGCCGTCAGTCGTTACTGATGTTCTTTGGCCATCTTCGTCTACTGTAGCAGTTATTCGGTCTTTGGTATCTGCGGCATCTCTGAATGTTTCTGTAGTGCCCGATTGACTCGCCTTACCTGCTACCGCCGCCCGCATTATTCTTAGAGTCTGGTCGTATGTCTCCGCGCCTTCTAGGGTGTCAGTTGATGGGTTAAAAGTGCTTAGGCCTGCGTCTGAGATTGCCGTATCACATGCTGCGTTAACATCCGCCGAACTCAAGTTATTAAGAGCGGTTATTTGTGCTGGTATGGTTGTACCCGTATCTACTAGGATCGAATCCACAACCGTATCAACTGTATCGACCTTGCCCTCTATCGTCGTGAGAGTCGCTGGGAGGGTAGTTCCCGTGTCTACCAGTATAGCGTCTACGTTTGAGTCCACTGTGTTAAGGCTCGCTTGTGTTGCTGCCGCGTCTAGTGTTGCCCGA